GGGTTTAATAGTCTTACTAGGCTCATACAGATGAATCTTAGCGGTGAGAGATACTGACGATTTCTTCAAAGGATTTAAATATTCTTTGGAGGTCACCTCCATTACTAGGTGCTAATATTTTTTTAGATGGGTTTCCCGTTATCTGTGTTTGCGGTATCTGTGTCTGTGGGTTTAGCAGTAAATGATTTATTTGTAGAGTTTGGTCCATTTCTGCTATCTATAATTCCTATTGTATTTTTATAATGAGAAATAATCTCATTTACCATTGGATTTGCATGCTCTGTAGATTCCCATGAGCATGTCATATACATATCCTGGTCAACAAAATAATAGAAAAACTTCTTACCTTCTTTAGCCATAAGCTTGTATCCACAATTCTGTAAATTTCCAGCAGCAAGTGTTGTAGGTGTATGAGTATCAGGCATAAAAGCCCAATTTACAATAATACATCCTGGACGAAATCCGGCATCAAGCATTGCTCCAAGAAGACTACATTCTAGTCCCCCAGTTACATCAATCTTTAGAATATCCATACGAACATCAACAACCTTGCTTATAGCACATGCCTTTTCTACCCAGCTAAAAAAAGGCTCTGTCTGTATGGAGATTCCGCTTAGGTCCATAGTAGAGCAGACCCACCATGGAAGCGTAGAATATATATGAACATTTTTCTGTAAAACCCAGTTATTTTCGGCACCTTTTGAAAAATCGCTTGTGGTACTAACTGTACGTATATGAGTCTTTAGAATACCACGAACTTCTTCCCAGTCTTTTGTAGATGTCGGAGTTAAGGGGACAGTATGAATTACACAACCAAGAGTTTCTGCAATCTCTAAATCTGCCATACACGATTTAGAATTTCCAATAGATACAAAAATGGTTCGTACACCTTTTTCTCCATACATTGAAGTTAAACTAGAAAAACACGGAAATGGGTCATCACCATCAGCACCAAGTAGACTTATTTTGGATAACATTCTGTTTATACAAGTCTATTACTGCCGCCATTTCTTTCCGCAGTTTAGACACGTAATAAAGATTGTCATTGGCTCATCTGCCGACCGGGTCTGTAACTCATAATATGTACACTGACGCTTATGGCAACGAGTACAGAGAAACTGGTCAGTGGCCATATCACGATTACCTTCAAGTTGTTTCTTCTCACGAATCTGTTGCTTTTCAAACTGGTCCCGCCACCGCGACGGAAATAGTTCATACGTATTCATTGCTGCAAGGCCTTTGAAGTCAATACTACCTTGCTGAAAGAGGTCAAAGAGGTCTGTGTTCTTAACATAGGAAGTTGCATCGAAATTTGACATAATCTTACGGGCGCGCATCTTGTACATATGTACGAAAAGGGGGTAGGTCCATACACGAATAATATTACGTTGCTTAGATTCATTAATTGCTCCATTATAAATACACGATTCTAGAGTACAAATCTGTTCATCAGTTAATTTTGAAGTAAATAGTTTCTTTAGAATGGAATACACTTGTTTGCGATAATTTGCTGTAAGTGGCTGAACAGAGGTTTCTTCCTGTAGTTGGTCTTCATCTGATAGCGTCGGCTTATTAGGATAGGCATTTGCAGGGCCAATCATATTAAGTACAACTGGCTTGGCAGCAGCCTTCTTACGTTTTGCCTTCGGCTTTACTTCTTCAACAACACCTTCACCATCATCTTCAGCAACTTCTCCCTCATTCTCATCATCTTCACCTTCTTCTTCTACAACATCATCGACTTCAGCATCGGCATCGGCATCAACCTCAGCCTCAACTTCCGCCTCAACCCCCTCAACTGCTGCTTCACCTTCATCGTTATCGGATTCATAATTACCAAACTCTTTTGAATAAAACTGCTCATAATCTGCTTCTTTGAACTCAACTGGAACAGCAAATGTTTCTTCGTCTTCTGAAGCAATAACAACAATATCGCTATACACCGGAACTGAATCATGAGGAGGAGGGAGCTGATGTTTAGATTCCTGTCCTTCTTCACCATTTAGTACACCAAATAGGAAAAGGGTTAGTGCTTTATAATTATATGAACCAATCTGTTCAATTACGGCCTTCTTCTTAAAGAAGCCTTTTAGTGAATCAATGGTAACATCTCCAGCAGCCTGGAAAGTAGTATGTTTGATTTCACCATTTACTGAGATTACAAGTGCTGAATGCGCTTTCTTTGATTTAGGCGGCATTCTTTACTAATACTATTAAAAGGGGTTTAGCCCGCTCCAATTTTTCTTTAACGGCAAGTGCCATTTCCCATTAATATTCAGTAGTCTAAATAGAAATATGGCTATTAGAAAAACCCGAAAACAGAAACAGAATAAATATAAATATAAAGGGGGTAGCAATGTAGAAAAACGTATATTTGTTTTATGGCTTGGTAATGAAGAAATGAACGCAAATCGTAAAAATTCTATTCAAAAATTACCAGATGGAGCTGTATTAATTACAAAAGATACTATAAATGACTATGTTATCAAAGATCATCCCATTCATCCTGCATATGAATATTTATCAACAATTCATAAATCTGATTATTTGCGATGTTATTTAATGCACCATCATGGTGGAGGATACATGGATGTAAAACCAAATAAGTATGATTGGGATGCTGCCTTTAAAAAACTAAATGAATCTCCACAAATATTATTAATGGGTGTTATACCTACCAGTGGGCATTTACTTGCAGGAATGGAAGAATATAGCTCAGAAATACGAAATGAATTAGAGGCAAAACGTGAAAAACTTGTTTGTATGGGCTGGTTAATATGTAGACCATATTCTACAATAACAACTGAGTGGTATAATACTCTAAATAAAAAGTTAGATGAATTTCTTCCTATACTAAAGAAAAATCCGGCAAAACATACACGAGAATCATTTAATCGCGGGAAAAAAGTAGCATTCAAAAAGCCTGCATGGGAATTAGGACAAGAGAACTTTAAAATAACATCAAACTATCCAATTACATGGAACATATTACTTGCACAAATATTATATCCCATTCAACTTAGACATTTAGATAATATTGACAATACAACACTAGGCAAATTAGAATAACACGATATTCCGTGGTCTAAACCATGAACACTTTACCCCTATAAGAATGTATAAACGTACATGGACGCCTACACAAACAGAAACAGCCTATACCGGAACAATTACATTTTATGATTCCGGTATAGTATGTGGCGAATTGTTTAATGATTCTTGGCTTTCATGGGAGATTTTGGATCGCAAAAAGGAGGACGGTAAAATTATTGAAACACTGCGTGAGCTTTCTCAAGATTATGTCCCCTTTCAAGTACTTCACACTGAAACACATGAAGCGGTAGAAGATTCTACTGGAAATATCTGTATACCTGGATGGACAATTACTTATGAAATGTCTAATCCATCGGCTCAGACTCCTGCTTTACAGGAGCCACCTTTACAGGCTCCTCAACTAAAACCTCCCCCGCTAAAACAGGCTCGGCCTCCCGTAATACAAGCTTCTCAACCGGCACCACGACCGCCTCCGCGCCCGCAACTACCGGCACCTTGGGTTCCTCCACAGCAGCTTGAAGTGCCGAAACAACTCCTAGAGGCACCACCGACTCAAATGACGAAAGTATTGCCTTCTTCCGGGAAAACAGTTCCCAAACCCACGAAAAACAGGCGGCAAAACGCCCATCAAGGTAGCCAAAAGAAGCATTCACAGCCGGTAGAAGTATCGTCCGTATCTTATCCGCCACACCTACAGCCTCTTGCGGAAACGCTTTTAATGCCCCCTCTATTGCCTCTAGCACCTTCTTCTTCGCCTCAGCAGAAGAAACTTTCGCATCCTTTGCTGCCTTTACAAGCTCAGTCACCTGTTGTAAAAGGGGCCCGACAGCAACGCCGGCGCCGCTCTGAGAAACACATGAAAGAAGAGTTGCCTTTAACTGCTCTAGTTGATAATCCATCTACACACATAGGCCGAAAATAACTGGTGCAGAAATATTCGCGCTCAATATTTCTTTTCAGTCCTCAGATGCTTAACTCTGCCTTAATCATTTTAGGAATTTTAGCAATTCTATATGTTGCCCACCTTGCACTACGTTCATACACAAACTCTGTAGTACCCTGGGAGGGATTTCAAGCCGTAGCAAAGCAACCTAATATACCGGTTCCTGCTCCTGTAATGTATACGCCCCCAGTACCACCTCCAACCATTGTAGCTCCAGCTGGTCCAAATCCACCTAATTCTATGGGACCATCATTAGCTAACCCTCCGGAAACAGCACTAGCAAATGATCCTCTTGCAGAAGTAAATTCAGCTACCCCTATTCGTGATACTATGCGTCATCCTGAAAATTCCTTTGGGCCTGGTGTAGAAAATAATGGAACTCGGCTATCATCAGAGTCGGGTGTCGCTAGTAACACAGTAGCGGGAGGAGTGAGTAACTTTTCTCCAGAATTTGCACAGAATGGAGGTGAATTTATGTCAGGAATAGTAGCCCATGATATGTTTTCAACAGATTCGTATGCAACGATATAAAGACCCTACACTATCTATATATAGAATGAGCCAGGAAGGGTCGATTCGTAATACGCATCGCGAAACAACCCCTGTAAAACGAAAGGTAGCTCCGCGTGCTGTGCAGGACGCTGCAAGACAGCTTGTAGAGCGCGCAAGCCATACAGGCACTGTAATTCGTCAACATTTAGACATTGAACGCATGAAACAGCCTCTTCAGAAGGGTGTGTTTTATGTGGCGGAAAACGAGGGAAACGCTGAGCCAGGGTTTTTGGTCTTTTTACCAAAGGGAGCTCCCGTATTTCTTCAAATGAAAAAGCATGCCTTTCCGCCATGTACATTACGGATGCGTGTAAGTCAAGAGCTAGGTGAAGGTGGTGGCTCCGTGTTTATAGCAACGTTTGATACAATTCAACATAGTCTACGCATTGAAGATGTGTGGATGTGGAAAGGGGCGCCTGTTTTTGATACATCGCCTTATTCAGCCCGTCGCGCCTATCTTTCTGAATTTGTGGAACGCCTCTGGGTTCCTGATACACGTCTTATGGGTGGTGTAAACACAACGATTCTTAACCCAAAGTCAGTAGATGCTGCATTTACTGCTGGATTTACAGGTATTCATACAATTGATTTGATTCCTGAGTTGGCAAGTCGGCGACGGATGTGGACTGAATGTAACTCAAAACCAGTAGTAAAACAAGTATTGCCGAGCATTAAGACTAATCCTGTGATTTCTACGCCAAGTAAACTAACTGACTTTAAAGCGCGTGCTGTTCCGGTTGATTCAATGCCAGATATTTATGACTTGTATGATGAAATGGACAATCTTGTAGGACGCGGGTCTGTTCAGATGTTCTCTCTTTCACAGCTTCTACGTGGGCGTACAGAAAGCATAGTTCAAGTGCGTTGGAATACTGATTTTAGCGGATATGAGATTTATAAAAACCTATTTAATAATTAAGTATGGCAGATGTTGTATGTATTTTAACAGTAAAACCAGATATAATCTGGTTGGATTTTTTAAAAACATTTAAAACACTTAAAACCTATATTATGATTGATGATAATAGTTTTGATTGTACTGAACTAAAGAAGAAATATCCGAGTGTACAATTTATTCAAATTGATGATAATGAATGTATACAGAATGGCTATAAAAATATGAATATACTGTATCTTAGAAAGGCAGTAACAAGCTGGGATAAGGCAGTTTATTATTTTTATAAGAATCCTATACGTTCAGTATGGTTTATTGAAAATGATACATTTTTTTACAATGAGCAAACATTGCTAAATATAAATACAAAATATGCTGCTGAAGATTTATTAGTAGGAAATCTTATAAATGAATCAGATCCATGGATATTCTGGTCAGCTCTTGAAAGTGTAAAAAGAGAGAAATCGTTGTATGGATCAATGGTATGTGCTATACGCGTTTCTAGTAAATTATTAAATGCTATTAGTACTTATGCAGGTAAACATAAAACACTTTATTTTCTAGAGGCATTATTTCCAACAGAGTGCATATCGAACAAATTATCCTATAAAATTATAGATGAATTATCAAATATTTCAATAGGTGAAATAGTACCAGATAGTATTAATAAACTGTATCATCCAATAAAGGCATTAGAACGACATTTACAATATAGACAAAAGTTATCAAATCCAACAGGTGGAAGTTTTTCTCATGTATATACAGAAATGCCAAGAGGAAAAAGAAATACTAAAAGAAAGTCACAACGTGGAGGTGATTCAGCTTCATACGGATTTGGCCCAGCAGTTTCAGCTGGAGCCCCATATGCATCTGAAGTAGTAGCAAAAGAGGCATGTGTTGCTGCCGTGCGTCCAGGAACGCTTGTAGGTTATTCAGCTGGAACTGGAGGGCTTCCCGGATTTGCTGGTGGTAGCAGACGTATAAAAGGTAATAAGCGTGGAAAGCGCTCAGGTAAATTCTTCCTACAGGGCTTTATAAACTCAACGCGTAAATTCTTCTTTGGAAAGGGGAAGAAGCAACGTGGTGGGCGCTATACAGTTGATGTTGGGGCCACAACAGGTGGACCAAATCCTATTGTTCCTGTAGTACGTATTCAACCTGAGGGTGGACTTGTAAATACGGCTCCACCCGGCGCCGCCCCAAATCCAGCTGTATTTCAAAAGGGTGGTGTGGGTGGTGTAGCTAGCCCCGTCTACTATGCTCCTACGGCAGGCTATGGAAATACGGCGTCCACATGGGTTTCATCAACAGGAACGCCTTCCCTTCTACAGACACCGTATGAGGCGCGGGCCCTCAATCCTGCCTGTCTAAAGACAGCGGGAGGTGGTAGACGTAGAAAAAATAAGAAGTCAAAGCGGAAAGGTAGAAAGTAACTTTAGCAATACAGATACCATTTTAAATATTCTTTTAGAATTTTTAAAACGGTAACGGCAAGTGCCGAAGTTGCGTTAAGCCAAAGGCTTAACGTTTACTGTAGCATACTTGCCATCATAGGGTTGTAGACAATATTAAGTACCCCTTAAAAGGGGGTACTTAACTTTAGCAATACACGGTAAATAAGCGCTTAGAGCCAAAAAAACAAGGGCTTTATAGAGGATGATACACCAAGATGGAGGTGGTATAGGATATCAGCCAGGTATTCCGGTAAATAATATAGAAACCTTTCTTCCAAGTCTGATTCCAGATCTTGTTCTATGGATTAAAGCGAATGATAAATTTGTAAAACATGAAACAATCAAGTCATATATTAATAAACAGTCATATTTTATTAAAGAGGCATTACTTACACAATTTGGCGATACATCTGAAATGGTTATAACTGAAATTGTAAGTGATACTCCTGCAACACCAAACTCACTTATTCCACTTGTACTTGATACGGCAATTCCAACTACATTTCCAAGCCTACGAAGTGTACCTAATGAGCTAGATGCCATTAATATGAGTAATTTTAGAGGGTCAACAAAGGTCCACACTCTAAAACTAGTAACTAGCGCTCCAGTTGAAACTCCTACAAGTAGTTTTTCTATTTCATACGGTGTAACATTTTCACAGAACACAATAACAAATCAGATTGTAATTTCAACAAAACTTGTCGATTTTCCTACAGAAAATCCCAGTGCTGAATTCTCAGAATTAGTAGTTTTTTCACGGGCTCTTACTTTGGATGAAACTTCAAAAATGGAAGGGTACATTGCTTATAAACAGAATACTCAGTATACTCTTCCGTTAACACACCCATATCTACCTAATCTTATAAATGAGCCTATATTCTCATCAATAGCAAGCAAGTTTAAGACTGCTGAAGATCTTCTTATGAAATATTCTGCACAACTTACCGTTGTTCACACAGATTATCTAAAAGAAAAAAAGAATACTTCACATACAACAACTGTTGTAAACTATCAAGAGCGCATAAAAACGTGTAGTGTAAAACTTATGCAACTTGTTCAAATGCTTTCAAAAGCATATTTATATGCACGTCGTATAAAAAATCTAACACTGGCTACAATTTATTCATCTGTTGAGCAACAACCATTTAATGAATCAACAATTGAAGCAGTTCTTAATGAGTGTACTGAAGTAAATACAAGTGTTAATTCCTATATTCAGACGTTGCTTAGTAATTATACAGAACCTTTTGTAAAACAGACTGGTGGAGCAAATACAATTACAACCCAAATTTCGGATCACCTATTATTTACTGAACAAGCAACACAATTTAAAAACTTACATCAAAAACTAAAGGTAATATCAGCACAAATTTCGGCTGATGGAGATGCTGCCTACAATAATTTACAAAATATAGTAAAAGATTCATTGACTAACTTTATTGATATTGTTAGACATCACTATACCGATGTACAAACAAAGGTTTCTACCTTAAACTCAGAGTTTAAAGCTATAGAAAAAACTATTCTTTCAAAATTATGGTTATCGTATCTTCCAAATATTGATACTTCTACTGATATAAATGGATACACAAATCCAGCACTAAATTTAATACAATCATATTATACAGACGTTTCTGGACAGCTGACTAACGGCGATTATGCATACATCGTATCTGAACTTAATGAACTATATAAAATAACCTCTACTATTTCATTAAAACCCCTTAACCCGCTTTTCAAGAATCTGTATACCGATTATTTATCTAAAGTTGTAGAAAAATCTAAAAGCTACTATGCTGAATTTAAGAAACTAGATGCTTCATTACATGTTTATCTAAATAATATAAACATGTTTATTACTACTTCGAAGGAAACCGGTCAGGTATCGACATTTGAAGATAAAATAGATAAAGATTCTATATATGAGTCAAAGATTCAAGATGTATACATTCGTAAAGTGAATCCACTTGATTCCTTACTTTTTGGTCTTGAATATGTGGAAACTGATTCATCTGGCGCTATTGTTGGCTCACATATTATACCATTTTTTCCTAAACTTCTAGGATACGTCTTTATAAATGGAATATATACAAAGACAACACCTTATGGAAATATTAAACAAACTTTCAAAATTTTAGATTCCTTTACTGATTCGGTCTATAGTGGATTAACAGTGGAGCAACGCATCCCACTGTATACATACACTATAAATTCATTAGTTGAACCACAAAGAAATCAAATGAATAGTATACACTGTGTTGAAACTATACATAACTCTCCGCCAATTGTCTTGCCTTCCCTTGCACTTTCAAAAGGGGACTGGTGTCTGTTTTATAATATTGGAGTAAATCCCATTGCTATTCGAAATCCTGGAGTAACCGGTACACGTGATTCGATTGATATTATCGGTTCAAATCAAGGATTTCTCTATATCTACACTGAAGGAGAAACAAATTATTATGGTCGGCGGGCTATAACAGCTAATCAACTTCCTTATGATACCCTTTTGAACTGTCCTAGAGCATCGCTTTCAATGTTTATTGATGAAATTGGAACACATGTATACATAAGAAAGGTAGATGAAGATACTTATGAACCTGTCTATTCACCTGAGGGATATTTAGTAGAAGTGGTAAAGGCAGATGATGGAATGGTCTACGATATTGATGATGTATACAGAGCATTTCCTTATAGTATATATGCTGTTTCTCCTGATAAACGTGTATCTCTTACTTTCAATCCTCAGAAGAAGAAAATGGTTCAAATACTACCAAATACGTTTAGTATATCTAAAGATGCATTAACAGGGTTTGCTGTATTATTAAATAAAAATGGACTTGTATGTATGAATGAATATGGATACTGTAAATACATACATATTCCTATCCAGCGTATAGGTGAAACAAATAAGATACATGGTGCTTATAATGATTTATCTATAGAAACAACTGGAATGACAGTACAACAGCCTTATGAAATAGAAGATTTTCTTCAATTCGAGTCACTATTTCGTACGCGATTTGTATCAAATAGTGGAAGTCATAATATATTTGTTACAAATACATTTAATCCTATTGTAAGTCCTGACGGCATCTGTATAGAAGTTCCTCCCATTACTAGCAGTAGCCCACTTACATATTCAGATGGGAATGTATCGCGTGAAATTAGTATGGTAAATTCAATCCCATTGCCACCTAACACAAGCATTGGAGCATATGAATATATTAATACAGCTCGTGTACTAAAAGCAAAGACAGAAATAGAAAGTATAAGTCGTAATAATCTTAGATATGAGTCGGCAAAGAAATACATGGAATATGAAATAGCAAGTCTTGTATCAAAAGAATCGGAAATTAAGACATTTGGCTCAGAGGCAATAAATGCATTAGATGATGCTAAGAAAGCATTTGGACAATCATTAGCTAATTTAACACCAACTACTGTTGATGTATCTTTAAACACATTTTTTCTGTCATACAAACAAGCTCACAGTATTATAGATGTGTATCTAAAAGCTATAGGTGAAATCAAATCAGTTAAGCGCGAAATAGCATATTGGAATACAACTGGAAAAGATAAAATAAATTCTGAAATTCTTAAAATACAGGCTGAACTACAGATTAATGTAAAAGAAAGAGGTACAACATCTGCTCCTGATATTGAAGAATTATTAATAAGCTCTATAGATGCACAATCATCTTTTAACACAACTCTTATATTATGTATGAATTATGTTTTATCACCTCCCAGTCTTGTTAGTGAAGTCCACCCCTGGTATGTAAATGCTCAGCCTATGATTACAAAATTAGTATCTTTGTCCGATGATATTAGTGAAACAGTAAATGAAGAGCTTCCACGATTAATACAGCGTTATAAAAGCAAGCAAGTTTCTAATAATTTAGCATCTCAAGTTAAAGCGCATTTTGAAGAAATTCACACATCCTGGTCTGATATACAAGATACTAAAATGGGTGTTGATACATATATTCAATCACGTGTACAAAGTACATCTTCCGACCAACAAAGACAAACACAAGTAATTATATCACAAATTGAAGGTATGATTGCAAATAAAGAAGTTGTATTTAATTCACTCTATAAGCAAGTAAAATTAGAATCTCCAAATATAAAGCAAATAAATTCATTAGAAATATTTAAGAAGGATTTAACTGTATTACGTACTCAGCTAAATATTGGAGTACAAGGTATAATGAAAATTATGGGCTAAAGAAAATAGTGTAGCTGAGAAGAGATGTACACGCCGCGAGGGATTAAAACAAATGAAATTCAAACAGGTGGACAAACTGCTACTTACATTGATTTGGCTGCATTACAAAGATCTGTATCTACAATGAGTATTGCATCACTATCAAGTGTTAAATATATTATGTCATCTGCTAATCTTACAACTGTAGATGCACTCTCATCAATTACTACAGAACAACTAAGTTCTCTTGTTGTTATGATCGATAAACAAATTGCAGTAGATTATGCTTCTATTAGAGAATTAGAAACTGAAAGAACTTGTACAATGACAAGAATAGATGGGCCATACGGCCTTTATGAACAATATAGATCAATAAGTAGAGTATATAGTACTGCTCTTCTTGATTATGAGCAAAAATCAAGGGACGCTAGCGCCCAGATGACACAATATATAAATGATGTATCAGGTCTTATAATACTTCGTAATCAATCAACAACATATGCACAACAACTAAAAGGCTATAAGGAGGAATATGATGCTATTCTTAGTTCTCTTCAACGAAATTCATCGACTGTTCAAATGTATGAAGAGCAATATCGTGGACTTTTATCTAATATAAGTGCAAATAATGTACTCTATATAAAAGGGTCATCATCGCTATCTACAATATCAACTATAGTCTATTCTGATTTAATGGCTCTAAATAATCCAACAAATATTAATATATATCCACAACTTTCGACTACGTACATAACTAATTTATTTACTTATATTGAAGTATCAACAAGTGTGAACAACTACATTATTTCTGATTTAGCATTTAAATCAAGTATATCAACACTATATCGTTATTTGTATAGCACGCTGAAAATTTCATCATTTGATTTTTTGAGCTCTGATAGTTATTATAGTACAATACAGTATTATTCAGGGCTCGAACTAAAAACACGAAGTACTATTGATTATTACAATAGTAAAGTATCTTCACTTATTTCAGATATACGTTATTTGAGTAGTCTACAAGTTAGAGATTATGGTTTATTAGTAGAACAAACTAACGAAATTAGAACTCAACAGAGTAATTACTATAGATATTTAAAGTTAGCCTTAGAGGCAGAATGTGATGAATATAGATATGGTATAGAGCAGTATAATAGTCAGCTTGGATATATTACAGCATCACTAGGTATAATAGTTAATAATATTGCTTCAAGAAATGATGCTATTAATATTAGAAGTTTAGATCCAAATATTCCTGAAACTACAAAATCAGCGGATCGCGATAACCAAATAAGAAATAATACCGATACGCGTACAATAATTGGTATAATTAATAGTCTAAACATGTTGGATTTAAATTTTCAATATATAATTACAAATATTGAAACTGAAAAAAGATTAAAGGGTGGTTTTATTGATGCACGTCAAAATATTTTAACAACATACGAAATACCAGCATTACTATTTAGCACGCAAGTACAGCTTGAAAATATTAGAACAGCCTATGAAGGTGCATTTACTACTCTTAATGATATTAATATTAATAATATTAATGCAGAAATAAGTAGTCGTATAACAAGATTGGGTACTATTAATCAAATAATATCTCCATTAAAAGCAAATATTAATAGATATTTTACTCAAGAATTAAATATTTCAGAAGATCAGCTCCCCGATGTATTAACAAAGGTACTAGATGATACACCTCCTATACCTACACCACCAGCACTACCAAACGCTCTAGGTGGTATAGCTATGCCATTTGAACTAAAAGAACCTACCTCAAACTCAATTTATGCATTTATACCACCGATTAATTTTAATCCTGGGTTTATACTTTAATGGCAAGGGCGGCTAATAAAATATCCTACCGTGTTGTGCCTAATTTAAGTACCCCCTAAAAGGGGGTACTTAATACTGCCTACAACCCTATGATAGCAAGTATGCTACATTTAAGCACTCCTCTAGGAGTGCTTAAATTCGGCACTTGCCGTTAGTACTTAAATTAAGTACTTGGCGGTAAATGTACTTATATAAAATATACATATGAATAGGTATGTTTCGACCAATTAGACGCGCCCAAGTTGGTGGCGACTATACGGATATAATTAATATAAGTACAAATATTAATGCTGAAACAGTTCAAGCTGATATTTATACAAAATTTTTGGAAAACTACATGACTATAAATCCTATATTTTATTCAAGTATAAGTCAACTACCTTCAAATAAATATGAAAATATAATGGGGTTTCCTTTAAATGTTCGTGAAGCAAGAGAAAAGTATGATTCCACATTATCTACATTGTCAACTCTTTCTATATCTGCCCTAATTGCCTATAAAAGAGCTGAAGATGCTAATATATCATCAACAACTGCTAAAGCTGCCGCCTCTACAAATTATATTATAGCACTGGAACAATATAAAAAATATAGTACTATGTATGCCGTATCATCAGGAATATATTCTTCAATGTGGCTTGCATATAGCACATTAAGTCATGAAATTTCATCGGCAATACTTGATATTCAAGAAAGATATAATACATATGGTTTTATATCTCCAGATTATTCATATTCTAGAAATAGTATTATATCAGATTATATAAGTACATTTAATAATACTTATTCAAACCCTATTAATATTACACTAGCAGAGCATATATCTACATTTAAGAGTACATATCCTGGCATATTAATTCAAGAGGGAGGAGCAATTTCTACATACACAAATCAAGCTGCCTTTGATGATGCAGTACGACACCTAGAAGCAAATAAATCACATAATACACTTATAATATCAACGTATAACTATTATTCAACTATACGGGTTCCAAAAGCAAGGTTAGATTTAAGTACTGCTGAAGCTATTTACAGAAGAGCATATACTAGATCTACAAATGATACATCAAGTGGACAAATGACATATAAATATAATTCGACATTATCTTCCATAAAATTTCTTTCAGAGCTTATCGAAAATGAAACAACTATAATAAATAATTCATACGCCCAATATATTATAGCATCAAACTTAATCAGTGCAAATACATATTTGGTTTCATATAGTACTGCAGTAAATAATGAAGGTAATGCCTATAAAATATATAATTCAACAGTGACTATGATGAAAAAAATAGAAACTCTTTATTCTATGACATTAGATGGATTATCAATTCCGACTAGTTTAATAAGTTCAATAGGTATTCAATCTGGTGGTGGAATATATAATCCTAGTGTTATTATATCAACACTGCAATGTGTAACATCAAATACAAACTGTAACAAGATGAGTACATTTTTAAGCAAATATATAAAGCCATACTTTACATTAAGTACTGCTTTACCAACATATTATAATGAATATACGTCTACAATGAAAATAAGAGAGTATTGGGATGGATATACACCTCAATATGTAAGTACACTTCTCATTAATCTGCTATCAGGGTTAGATAATCAGTTATCAAATGCTTTAACTGAAGTATCTAGACTTACATCTTTAATTTCAGAATATGAAGAGGAACAAACTACTTTAAACAACAAATATAATAAATCACACCTTTTAGTATCAACAAGTATTTTTACTGGTGAGGAAATAAACATGCTTTTAAGATCGGGTGGAATATTTTATATGTCTGAAAATGTTATAGCAACAACTACAACAACAACAACATCAACAACAACAAGAAGCCCAACAACAACACGCGCCCCTACAGTAACATTAGCATTGCCTGGATCAACTGGTACAACACCAGCTGGTACATTTTTAACAACAACAGTGGGAGCTACAGCAATAGTACCAACAACAATACCAGCAACAACAACAATATTCGTAACAGATACAATAATAAGTCCATTTGCAATGGCTAAAGATACACATGGTAATGTATTTGTAACATCTAAACATGATAATGGAATATATAGACAAAATTCTTTTACAGCTGTTAATAAAGAGAGAGTAATAGTAGTATCGAATGGAACACCACATGGTATTGCTATTGATTCTAATAATGTTATGTACGTAATGGTTAAGGAAAATAATCCATCATATAATGGCTCATTTTGTATAAATGTGTATGATGCAAATCTGAGATATATAAGATATTTATACGTACAAACTGCTGATTATTCATATCTATCAAACTTTTTTAGCGATGCAAGATATATTACGGTAGATTCAATTTATCTGTATGTTATTGATATTGGTAGAGATCGTATATGTAGAATACCTAAAGCTCAATTTGGCTCATTGCCATATAATGCAGTACCACCGATAGATTCAGCAATTCCTTTTGACAGTTTTACTACATTTTATATAAATAATCCACTAAATGTTGTTGTAACAAGTGTAAGACGCACTGCTTTTTTTTCTTCAACATACGGTGAATTTGATATAGGAAAACTTATTAATGGAAGAGCAAGCCTACTACCCAGACAAATACCATATGCTACACACTTAGCCATTGATTCATCTAATACTATATATGCAATAGGAGGAGATAATAGTGATACTGTTTACAGTTTTACAGAAACAAACTTAACACCAGTTCAAAGATGTATTTTACCAAGTTACAATATAACTTCATTTATGGTATCACTGCCAAATGTGTATTATATTGATCCTACTAGAAATAACATACAAGTAATGACAATACAATCTGGAGGACAATCACAAATACCTCCTTTAATACAAATTCCTATATCTTCATTTTCTAAATCAGCTATATCTACTCAATACGCAATTGATATGAATGCGTATCATGATGCTATAAACCTCTATTTAGCATCAAACTCTACACGTCAACAAGACCTTATTAATTCAATAGTTGCTTATCAAAGTACCTTAGCAGCAAACATAAAAACATCAATGTTATACCGAACGTATGTAAATCAAAAACAACTAATAGAAACTTCATTAAATTCAGTGTCTACTACATTAACAAATGAATATAACATTAGTTCAATATTATCAACAACGCTTGGAAGATATAACATAGATAGTATTACAGGAGCAGGAGGAATTCAAGCACTTTATGCAGAAAATGCATCAACAATTATAGCATATAAAACATCAGTAAACACACTAAACGCCATATTACTCAATCAATATACTTCAGAAAATTCATATTATAGCAATGTACTTAAAGTTATTTCTTCATATGTTAAAGTTGGTTTATTTCAACAACAAATACATGCTTATGAAAATAGATTAACTATTAATCCTACAAATGTATCAATGGTAAATGCGTTTACAACAAGTATAAATACATATATGAATTATTTAAAATCAGAATATGAGTTTAAAACATATTATGTTTACAATAAAATGATTTATGAACATGAAAATGCAAATATTGCATCTGGTGTAAATCGTGCAAACTTAATATCACGAGGGGATTATAATAGGTTGAAATATAATTATGATTTATATGTAGCTCAAATAAATACTGCAATTTCTTACAGAAAAACAAATACACCTATCCTTCTAAATAGTTTATATAATACTATATTTCCTATATTTAATGGATTTGGTAATGTTACTGTAGTACCTAATATCCTAGAGCCAACTATGAATAACACTAGAGGACCATATATAAAAAAAGTAAATAATGTTGTATACTTTGGAAAAAATGTATCATCCATGGTGTTTAATTCTGCTCCATTGCGAGTAAATGTATTTACTTCTGGAGTTGATATTCCAACTACTACAGTTCCAAATTGTGATGCTGGCACATTAACAATAGATACTTCTCCTCTCACGACTACTACAATTGAAATACCAACAACAACGGTAACAAGCACTGTATATGGAATCAAAGCTAGATACATAAAGTTAACAAAAAGCGACGGTAATTTTGAAATATTACAGATTATTGCCATAGATCATACTGGAAAAAATGTTGCTTTTAATGCAAATGTCACCGTTGATCCAACAGAACCAATTCTATTAGATGGAATACCAGAATACATAACAAACGGTAGATATACCTCAGATGACTTATATAATTTACCCATATTTAAACAAACAGAAGTTGCTATAGTAACTCCATCTATATCATCTGATACATATGTTGGGATTGAAGAATTTAATTTAGCTGAATCATATACAGCTCCACAAGTAGGTGGTGGGGCATGGTGGATAACCCCAGTGAATAAGCCTGGTCCGTTTCACGTATTAGATGCAACATCAATTACTATTGATCTTGGAGCAACCTATGATCTAACAGCAATAACTTATCTAAAATATTCTATTCAATATAATCCAATAGGACTTACAATATCAATTCTAGATGAAACAAGTACAGAACTTGCAAATTTTAGTGTTGCTGTAGATAATCAATATACAACCTTTGATCTACGTTTAGATAAAACAAACATAAATATTCCTGTAACTGTAAATCCAGTACGCTATGGAGTATGTGGATTATATGGAAGATATATTCGCATGGCTCCATCTATAAATACTTATAGGTATAGTATTTCTCAAATTACTGTTGTATCATCAAATGGCACTAATTTAGCATTAAATAAAAAAATATCTGCATTTATAGGAGGTGTAGACCGATCAGACGAGGTTAAATTAATTTTAAATGGAATTTATAATTGTCTTCCAGTTTCAAAAAGTTTTACTGCAACTTCAGCTGATTCAAGTGATTATATTCTTATTGATTTAGGTTCTGAATATGAAATAAATGCTGTAAATATATATTATTCATTATCTGACTCTAATACATATGCTGGTCCTACTGACTCTGCAGTTGTAAGTATTTTGACAGAAGATTATTTAGAGGCAGCTAGTCAAACTACAACACTATATCATTTAGTAACTTTAAAAGAAATCCTAGATTTTCATAATAGTGAATCTGCAGTTAGTTGTCCAATTACATTATATTGGCCTCCATATTACGGAGTTGCTGGAATTATATGCAGATATGTAAAATTATTTAAAACAAGCGGAGAACTTGCTTTTTCTAAAATAGAAATTATTGACAAGACAGGCCTTGATGTTGCACAATTTGGAGCGGTTACAATTGTTCCTTCAAATCCATCAAATTCAAGTATATTAAATGGAGTAGCAGACTATCATGGAACGCGGCCAAAATCAGTAGGATATGCATCTGGAGCATTAGATAATCAATCCTATATTGTTGATTTTAGAAGGCTTTATGAAGTGTGTTGTATACGTTTGTATGGATGTAGTAATTCACCAAACTTATCAAATGGAATTATTATATCTTTACATGATACTCAACCATATGATAGTCCACTTGTATCATACACAAGTATTATAACAACTACTGGAACAATAAATTCATTTGATACACGCTATGAACCTGTAAATTCTTCATATCCAACTACAGTTAAAAGAAGTCTTACACGGTATGGATTAAGCGGAACATTTGCACAAAGTATTCGTGTATATGGAGGGGACTTAACAACCCAAATTATTGATTCTACTGGTACAAATATAAATATACCTAGTGTGTGTATATCTAGTAGTGAATCGTCTGGAGGGTATTACTTGTTTACATTTAATAATAGAATGTATGAAATTAATTCTGTTATAACTTCATTAGAAAAGATACAAGTAGAATTATATGATTGTTATGGTATAGTGGGATCAAACAAACTAACAATTAAGTCATTTATAGTTGGTACAGCTAGTATAAAATATTATGCAGATTTTAGAAAACAAACTGGATACATAAATCGATATGCTCCTATTAGACCACTTTTGTACAAACAATATGGTTCAGGTGGACAAGGTATTATTGCAAGATACATTAAAATATTTCGTCGTGATGCTGTAACACCATTATACATTTCACAAATTCTTGCTATAGATGAAAATGGGAGAAATTGTGCATATGCTAAAGAATCTGTCTGTGTTACTGGTGGGGTAAGCAGTTTTCCTCCCAAACGTATAAATACAGTAGATGGATTTTATGAAGCCCAAATAGATACTGATGAATTTTTATTATTATTCTTTCAAAAATACAAGAGAAAATCACTAGGTGATTCATTTGAAACATCATCAGACTATTACGCAATTGATTTAAAGGTTTCATGTGCAATAAACTCTATTATTTATGTTTGCCCAGAAGGGCGTGGTAAAGAGGGCGAAGGAGTTATAATTCAACTTATTGATTCACAATTTAACGTAGTTGCTACACAAATGGTTTCATATCTTGCAAAAGCTTTTGGAGTTGATATACTCGATTTTAGACATGATCCAACAATCCGCCCAAATACTGAACCGAACTATATAGAGGTTGCTCAACGCCCATTTACTGCCGATCCATGTGGTGTTCATGTTCAATATGTACGTATTGAACAAACGCAACCAGGTGGTATACAATTATCGCAAGTATTGGTACTTGATATTAGTGGATATAATTATGCTCATTATAAACCAACTTATGCAAACTCAAAACAAGAAAATTCGTATAGAATTGTTGACGGAAATGCCTCGCAAAAAGATTGTATTACTGGATATTGTTCAGATAATATTAATAATGCATACATTGAAATTAATTTAGGACAAGAATACTCTGTTCACCAAATATGTGTAACTGATATATACAGAACTGATACAACTTCAAGTCCATATAATAGTCTTACATTAAAAATATATAATTCAAATCACGATTTAATTGGTTCCTTAAATGGATTTTTATCAGGTCCATATGTAGGTACATTTAATTTAATTACTGGCTCTACTAATATTAATAATTTAACACTTAGCAGTAAGGATATGTTATATTTCGGTAACATAGGAGTTCAGGCGGCCGATCAGCTTATGTCATACAAATATAATTCAGGAGCAATTGTCACTTCCTATACCTCAACATTTTCAACAATGAATATTATTCCTCCACCAGTAGTAGTTGATTTTGACTTATGTACTGCTTCTCGAAGCATTACTATAACTCCATTTAATTATGTAGATGGTGGTGTTCCAACACGATATGTTCGCGTGTATAATGTAAATAATTATATACAAATTTCACAAATAATGGTATACAATGCAAATGGAATAAATGTTGCATACAAAAATCAAAATGTAATGGCAACATCGAATCTTCCTGGGCGGTATCCTAAATATGCCACCGATGGCTATGGTGGATTTTTTCATGGTGGTAGAGATGAACCATACTGTTTTATTTCAGAAAATAATAGATATGATTATTGGGAAATCGATTTAGGATCTGTGCATAATATTATAGCAGTAAATTATGTACCACCACTTTCAAATAAATCAAGAAATATTGGAACTCGCATTCAATTATTAAATCAAAATCGTATTGTATTAGATGAAGTAAACTCTTCAGGTGGTATGATTGATTTTAGAGATTATACTACTATAAGTATAACCCAACCATTACTGCCACTTCAATCTAAAGTTTCGCCAATAATTTTAACAGCTTTGAGTACTCATAGCAATCCATCTGGGTTTGCGTTTAATGGTACTGATATATATGTTGGAAGTAATTCCCAAATAAAGAAACATTCTGCTATTACAAGTGGTTCATCAACTACGTATGATGGTGGCATAGCACTGAGTGTTACTGGTGTAGCAAAGGGGATGTGTACAGTAGGTTTAAATACATATTGTGCTGTTGGAAACAGAATTATTAATATTACTAATAGTGCAACTCTTATAGGAAACACACTTATAAATCCATATTCTCTTGATACCGATAATAATGGTAATTTATACATTTCAGAAAATAGAATAGGCGGAAAAATGTATAGATATTCATTTGTTTCAAACACACTTTCTGCTCCTATCTATACTCGTGATAACATGCAATCAATTTCTGTAATATCAAGTAATAGTTTAGTTATATGTGTTGGTTCAGAGGCAATACAACTTACAAATATAACAGGCACAGTAACCGCTTCAACATATATTGCAAATTCAAATGCTTTTTGTAATATACCTGGTAAATTAAACTTATCAGGCATAGCAAACGATAGTGTAAATAATATTAGATTTGTTTCCGATGTAGGAGTTACTACAGGAGGGGGGCGCGGTAATACAATTTATGCTATTATGCCAAATGGAAAATATACTATACTTGCTGGCACAGGTATTGCAGATTACACTGGTAATAATATGCCAGCTTTTAATGCAACTATGAATGGCCCATACTTTTTAGTATATAATTCAAATCTTGGAGGACTTTTTGTATCTGAATCTGGAAATAATATAATTCGTATGATTAATTTAAATGCATCTTCATCATTAATATTTGAAACAACAACGTCTTCGCCAAATCTATTTCAAACAACAACCATTTTAGGAACAAATGCAGAGCCTGTAACACCTGAAACATCTATAAATAACTCAACTACAACATCTAATATTCTTACCCCTATAACAAGTCTTCCTGTTTCAGAGAAAGTACCAACAAATTTCGTATTTCTTACAGATACAACAGATACAATAAAGTTTATAAGTAGGGTTCCAACTATATCTCAACTATTTGGTAATTCTGCAGAAGTATGTCATATTTCTAAAAGTGGTATACTATATATATGTATGGAAGATATTCTTACTGGCTATACTGTTAATACAAATGGTACTGTTACTAAAATATTTCCAGATTTTAATAAAACAGATTTGGGAACTATTACATCAATTACATCTGATAATAATAATATATATATTGTATCTGCTAAAAAGAATACAATTTATCAAATATCAATAACTGGAAATATATTTGGTACACCACTTCCATTTATTGGCTCTATTTCCACTTCTGTTTATGTTACAACAGGAAAACTGTATTCGGTATGTTATTATAAAGCTATACTATATTTTACAAGTGACACAAAAATTTGCTGGTGTCCACACATAGCTGGAGGAGCAATTACTACTATAATTGGTGGAGGCTCTATTGTGTTTCCCTACTATAATTTTAGATACATATCAAATAATGTAAGGCCATCATTATTAACACCTACATCAATTTCACTAGTAAATCCACATGGACTTGTAGTTGATTCTATAGGAAATTTATACTTTACAGACTCGGCAACAAATACTATTTACAAATTTGTACATAGTTACAATTTTAATACACTATATCCAATTACAGGCCCCCTACGTAATAATACATATTTTACAGTAGCTAACTATCCAAATCCACAAAATATTCCATTAGTTGATAGGATTTCACAGGATATAGATTTTAATGGATATACAATAAATATAAAATCCCCCTTTGATTTAACATTTGATTCTAATATGAATTTAATTTGTACATCGTTGGGCTCGCAAATTTATAGAATAAAAAACTTAGAAGGAATTGAACCAATTGTAGAAGTAATTGCTGGGTTTGGTATAGATACAAATAACTTACAGCCCTATAATTCAGGTGTAACTATTGCGAAATATGCAAATCTAAATAATCCAACAAGTATATGTTATTCACCATATTCAAATTCATTCATTTTTATTGATTCACTTTATAATGCTGTTCGACAATTTAATAAGTCTACTGAGGAGGTTTTATATAAAGGCAATAATGGTATTATGCCATATGGATATTTAACAGACTATGGTTCCTATACAGAATCTCAATCATTTATTGTACACCAAGATAAATCTATCTATTATGTTGATACTACTACTCTCTATAAAATAACAGCGAAAAATTCGTCAGTTTCTCTAATAAATTCACTTGCCCCTAAAAGTAATATATGTATATACAATCAAACACATATATATTTTGTCAATTCTACAACATCTACTGCTGGTATTACATCATATCATATTGCTAATTATAATATAATTACAAATACACTTTCAACACAAATTATACAACTACCTGTAACCACGGCAGGATATATCAACATTTGTATACATGAAAATGGATGTATATTAATACAATATGAAGGTAAATTAAGATATATTTATTTGAAAGCAAATTCCCCTAGTTTAATTGAAATTGGACCACTTTCTAATTTCGGACCAATGTGTTTAGATATATTAAATAACTTATACATTGCCTCAGGTATATACATAGATAAATATGCATTAACATTTACATATACACCGCAGCCTACTCTACTTAACCTAGAAATGATAACTACAAATCCTACATATGGATTTGCAACAGATGGGGCATTTATGTATTATTGTGACACTACACGATTTTATGCTCAGCATTTAGTTAACTCTGATCTAAATTTTAGTATACTTCAAAACTTCTCAACAAATGTTTCTATATGCTGTTCTTTAAATTATGTTTATGTTACTGGAGCAATAATGCCAGTAAGCAGTACTAGCTCTAGTCAGTCAGGACCGATAAGTGGTGTGTTTCGTGTAGTTATATCAAATGAGGCAGGTACTTTTTTACCGAACTTAACTTTATCGAATATTACTGGTGTTTTTGTATTAAATAATGCAAATCCTCCTTCATTAAATAATACTATATATGTAATTAGTTCAACATCAACAACAGGTATGCTTACAACATACATACTTAACCAAAATCAACCAACTACTGTTAATTTACAACATATAGCCTCTAATATTGTGGTTAACTCAGTTGGTAAAGTATACTATACAACAACTAATAAACTATATGTATTATCGAATGACTATACAGTTCCAACACTTATAGCAACACCATCTTCTGGAAATTTTCTACAACTTACAATAGTTAATAATAACGTCTATGCACTTGATTCGAATGGAGTAATTTTTGCAATTACAAGTACAGGTTATTGCTCAATTCTTAATAGATTAGTAACACCTGTATCTAAATTAGCAGGAAATTCAAATGTCATGTATTATTGTGTAGGGACTGCAATACGATCATTTACAGTAAATGTGGTTGTTACGGCATCTTCAAGACTGGTTAGATATACAAGTCCACCATCTACTGCAAATATAAGATGTATTTCATGTTATAAAGATTTTATTTATTTTGGGCAAAATAATTATATATATAGTTTACCCACAAACTTTGTAGAAACAACAGCTAAAACACAAATTCTTGGTAAAGCTGGAACAACAACAACTACAGCAGGTACAAATAATCTACCAAGTCATCCATTATGCTATAAATTAAGTGATACAAAATCTATTGGCACTACATATGATGGAAATATTATTATATCTGATTATTTACGATTTCTTAAAATTGATAGACGAGAAGTATTTATCCAAAATACTTTATACACAATAGCTGGAGTTGCTTCTACACCTGGTTATATTGGTGATGGACAAATTGCTTCTATATGTTTTTTAAATAGTCCAAATGGATGTTGCTTCGATATAAATGGAAATATATATATTGCTGATTACACTAATAAAGCTACACGTAGAATTGATATGTCAACTGGAATTATAAGAACGTTATTTCCTACAACATCTACAACATCTATAAATACAGAGCATATTATTGATACACAGGTAGATTCTCAAGGCATTTTATACTCATTAACACCTACTAATATATATATAAGTACATCAAGTACATCTAAAAATATAGTAATATCATCTTCAATAACGGGAGTTCCTAGAAGTATACGATTAATTACAATACAACAATCACAATACATAATTCTTATATCGAGTGTAGTTGGGTCAACTACACCACAAACATCAATAATAGCAATACCCACATCTGGTGGCAATCCTATTACATTTAATACATCATCAATTATTGAAGGAGTAGGTATTGCGTTTGATTCAAATTTAAATTTATATGTTGCTGATACCTTTAGCAACAATATTGTAATTTATAATTCATCTGGAGGAAATCCCACATCAACTATTAATATCGGCACAAACAAACCCTATGGAATCGCTATTTATTCTGAAAATCTTTATATTTCTTGTAAAACACAGCACAAAATTATTAGTTACTCTTTGAGTTCTTTTACAGCATCTTCAACGCCAAACATAGTATGTGGAACAGGTGTACAGGCAACTTCTCCATACATGTATGATTCAGTATTAATTACAAACCCATTACTATTGTTATCTAGTCCCAAACTTCTATCAATAAGTACACAGGGACAGCTTCTGTTTACTCAGGAAAATCTTCATTCTGTATTAATGATTCCTCTTAGTTCAAGTTTGTATTCAATACAAAATGTATGTGCAATAAAAATAGAATCAACAGTGTTTGGAAAATCGGTTGATTTTTATTCTATACAAATATATAATACTAGTACAAGTACAACACCTGTACAACTATATCCAGCAGTTGGAACAGTTGCAACTCCTACAAATCCATTTATTGCTCAATATACACTTAATTCAGCAAATCCATCTTGGTATAAAATAATCACTCGACAAAATATTGCATCAATTGTAATTAAATCAAATAATACAGATGCAATAGGTATGAAAGTTATCTTATATGATGAGTACAATACAAAAATATCTATACGTAATACAACATATAAAGTACTCGATGCAGCTGGATGTATAATTTCATATAATCCAGGGGTACCAAGTGAATCTTAATCAAGTAAACACTCGCTAGCATCTAACTCTACAACCTTTGATTTTTTTCCAATAATAGGCTCTGCCTTTAAAGCACCCATACTCCACGTTTCCATACCATAGGTACATTGCTTATAGTAAGTAAGACGTTTCTTCCACTGCGACCGATACATATTGTGTGAATCTACAATATCTACAATAAGAGGAACAACTGTGCGCTCTGATGGACGCACGCGTAGAATCCGTCCTGTGCTCTGCTCAACATGTTTTCGCGGACTTGCTAATACAACTGTATTGAGTGTTTTAATATTCATTGCTTCTGATGCCATTGCATAGGAAGCCAGAAGAATCCGAGCGCTTGAGGCCCCTGCTTCACGCACAGCTGTTTTCATACCTCCAACATAATAGGCAATAGATAAATCAGACCCTACAAGAAGGCGCTCAATGTTTTCCAAATGTCCGATTCGTTCCGACAGCACAAGAATTCGTCGGTCTTCATCTTCAGCTAATAGGCGAATCCATCGTACAATCTCGGTTGTGCGCTCAGCACACCCAAGAACATGTGTTAAAAGGCGAGCAGTAACAACTTCACCCCGCCAATCTGTAGGGATTGATAAATAGGTTGGGTCATCAGTCTTGATTAATACTGATTTTACAATAACAGTAGGGTCAGGCTCACGTGTCTTTTCCCAGTAAACAGGTTGCCCTAAGAACCAGAAGAAGACCTTTGTGAGCCCATCCTCTCGCTTTGGAGTTGCCGATAGTCCAAGCATATATTTCATTTGGACCTTCTGTAGGGTCTTTGAGAAATGTTGGGCTCCAAGATGATGACATTCATCAAAGATGGCAAAGCCATAGGTCTGAAAAGTCGATTCAGAGATTTCACGTCCACATAGTGTTTGAATCATACAGATAGTACAATCGTATTTTTCAGGATCGATTTCTTGTTTTGGACCTTGAAGGATTCCAATTCGGATTCCTGGCATTAGTGATTCGAGCTCTCCCTTCCACTGATTCATTAGAAATTCCTTGTCTACAATGACAAGAAAGCGTAGCCCAAGTTTGGCAGCAATACACACTGCCATAAAGGTCTTACCACGCCCACACGGAACACAAATTAAGCCATTTGCTCCAGCCTTAATGAAATTATCCACAATTTCGGTTTGATACGAATATGGTTTCCCGACAAAGGAAAGACTTGAAGGAAGTGCTAGACCATCCGATAGTACTGAAGAATCTTCTTTTCCAAACTTCTCAACACCATAATGCCGTGGAAGATACCACCGAGTTGCTGATTCACGGTAAAGCTTGAAACTCGATTCAAGTTTCATTTGAGGACTGGCAAATTTTGTATTCATGATTGGGCATACATGTAGGTCAGATTGAAGGATGGAAGTTTGTTTTGGCGTAAGTGCATCCTTACGGATGGAATAGCCTTTGTGAGTCAAGATTTTACCAAGATTTATTAGTGATTCCATCGATTACGTACATGGTATGTAAAAAATCGATACATCAATTTTAATCTAGCTAAGAGCAATATACGCTTATACCCGCATTTAAAATCGACACTTATCGATAGATATGAAAGGTACTCGTGCTATTGTACTGGGGCTAGTCTTTTTATTATTTGTATTTAGCCGCTATATTCCGAATAGTGTCTTAAAATTAACTGTGGGTAACTATGCAGGTGTAGCAATTCTTCTCCTAGCTGTTGTTTTTGCAGGAAAGTATGACCTTGTCCTCTCAATTGCGGCGCTTCTTGCCGTTGGTTCACTTTTCTTAGAGAATCGTAAGCGTGTTCTTATGACCTTACGTCCAAAAAATATTGGACACCTAGTTAAAGTTCCTGACGGGGCGCCTGTAGAAGCAATTGTTGCCGGCTCAGATGATGTAATTGACGGGGAGGTACATCCCGAGCAGGAAGTACCTGAAACAGATTCATATAAATTCGAGCCTTCAGAAGACGCTAATGACAATTTTAGCCCAGTAGGTGAAAGTATAGATATGAAGGCACCCCTTGAAACAGCATCAGGAAGTTCAAATAGTGCTTTAGCTGAGCATCTTACGCGGGAGGGAGTTGTTTAATAATACTAGGCATATCATCTAAGAAATTTGAGTCGAACTTCAGACGTTCAGAAACAAGAGGTAATATACATAGATGAGTAATTTCCACTGAAGGATCTAAACGACGATTATAGACAAGTTTCCATACGCTATCTGGAATTTGTTCATAAAGAGGAGATTTTAAATGCGATTTTTTTACAAGGCGAAGGATACTTTCTAAGTCTTTAAAACTGTATACAAAATATATATATGACCCGTGTTTTTCTGAGTGTGAGGCAGGAACAAATTCTAAAATATCATCAATTAGACTCATAGGTACCTTTTTAAAATCAAAGAGTTCTTCTAGCATCTCTCTTACAGCTGTATATGATGATGTTTCGCCGATTGTTTTGCTTCCACCAATACCACTAATCATTGGAAACTTTTTATGAGGTTGATAACCACCAAGTATTAATTTGCCATCAGTAAATACTGTGCCAGCAGCCTTATAGGCTTCAGCTACAGTAGTTGTATGTATAGGATGTACTTTACGATTTGTTTTACGTGTGAAACTAGGAAAGAAACTAAACCATCCACGCTTACGTGTTGCCATTCTATTTAGTGTATAAATTGTAAAGTTAACGTGGGTTCAAATTTACCGCCAAGTACTACCGTCTACTGCTAAAATTGAAGTCAGCAAAACAAATCGATAAGTATGCATAAAATTGCGCTTGTATCCATAATGAAATCTGCTATCTCTAAGCGTATGGCTAAGAAGGAAGAGAACCCTTCTCGGAAAATCTATGAAGCTTTTATTACAAATCATCCAAACTATGAATTCCTTCCAAAGGAAGAAAAAAAGAATTGGGTCTGTGCATCTAAGAATGGTAAAAACTCTCGAAAGCCCTATTGGGACACAAAGCAAAAGGAGCTGATTGATTTGGGTCATATTCCAACTAAATCTACTCCTGTGAATACTGCAAGGTTTATCCATCCCACAAAGAAACATGTGTGTGGAACATGTGGATTTACATGCTCAATCTATTATGAATATCCACATGCCAACACATGGAAGTGGTTAAAGAAGACATTTGCCTATGAGAAAAATGAAGATACAAAGCATCTCACAATCTTTGAGATTTATGAAAAGCTGACAGAATCCACGAAGAAGGAGAAACTTGAAAAATATTTTGGTATAAATATGGCAGACCTAGAAACTCAGTGTAAGAGTGATAAATATTCTGGTAGTAAACTATCACCGGGTGTTATGAGCAATGCTCCTGATCGGCTAGATGGATTTCACACCCAAGCCAGTGTATGTGGATGTCGTGCACGAGAAGATAAAGGCCGCAGTCCCGAAAATATGAAATCCTATACTCGTGATCGCAGGGCATATGAATTATTATCTGACGGTAATTGTTTGGTTGCAAATGCATTGATGGGAAAACTTAATACACTAACATCCACATGTTTCATCTGTGGCAAATCAAACTTGATGACAGCAGACCATATTGGTCCTATCTCACTTGGATTTATCCACGATCCTCTAAACTTTCAAGCATGCTGTAAGCAGTGTAACAGTACTAAGAATAACCGTATCACAAAGGAAGATATTGCAAAAATCAAGAAGATAGAGGAAAAAAACGAATGCCTTCTATCTTGGTGGGCAAAAGATGCTTGGGAGAATAATAAAGATAAAAGTATAACCACTTTGAAAAATAACTTGAACAAAAACACAAAGAAATTCCTCTCAGTAGTTCTATGGCTGAAAACTAACAAACTTGATATTCTTGATAGTTTTATTAGTGAATTCTATATGAACCATACGAATTCCTACACTATAAATGATGTAGAGATTAATTCCTCAGGGGATATAAAGTTTATCAGCACGTCTGCCGTTACTGGAAAGAAGACGAAGGATACACAGAAAATAAGAACAAAGGAGATTCTGCTAGAAATAAATGATAAAACCAATCGGAAAATTAAGACTGTTCTATCGGAAAAGGAAACAACCTATTTATCTGATATTACGCTTGACAACTTCAAGAATAAGATCTGTAAAGTTCTTGGAGGTCTATAATGTTGCATAGATATTGGGTGTAAGGATTATTCATGCTTGTTAGTGGAACTTCAAGCTTAGCAGCCTCCTCATAGGATTCTAGGAATTGAATGGCATCTTTTACACACACATATTTTTCCTTTTTAATTAGCGCCTGAGGCTGAGAATACACTTTACTTTTATGGCCAATGATAAAGACACGCTCTCGTTTTTGAGGAACAGCAAAATCACATGCATTTAGTTTGAATACGGATACCATGTATCCCAGCTTTGATGCAATTCCTTTGATCTCATCAATGACCAACTGCTTTTTCTCATTTTTCATTGATAGAATCCCTTTTACATTTTCCATGACAAAGCATTCTGGATTGTAAGTTTCAATCATATTGAAGTAATCTACATAAAGATTGTTTCTCTTATCATCACTATCTCTTTTTCCTGCAAGGGAAAACCCCTGACAAGGCGGTCCACCTATGATTACACCAATAGAGATATCTTTTAGTTTCTCCTTGATTTTGTCTTTAGTTTTACTGTTGCAAATATCATCACAAACAAATATAGTATTACCGTGATACTTTGCGTTCTCTTTTTCATTGGCTAACTTTTCATCAAGTTCATTGGATAATACAATATTGAATCCCTCTTGACTAAACCCAATCGACATCCCACCAACACCTGAGAACAGATCAAGTGTATTTTTATTGACAATATCATTCTTAATAAGATTTGCCAAAAAGCGAGCAAGAAGGGGTGGAACAGCATTGCCGATTTGCTTGACTGCCACTGCTTTAATCTCGTTAAACTTGAAATCCATGGGAAAGCTCTGAAGAAGTCCTGCTTCACGAATCGTAATCATTCTGTTTTTTGTAGGATGAAGATTTGAGCTATTAGGCAGTCTTGAGAACTGTGCTGTAATAGTAAATCCTGGTTTGCTATATTGTAGCCTTCCATATAGAGTAGTTCTTCCTCCACTTTTTCTAATATTATTTAATCGTTCTGAACTTGTTAGAGTTGTAGGAATATCTTTCCAGTTTCCACCAGGCTTAATATGAGCAGCCATTGTACACTCTAGACTACTCAGCCTTTGAGAAATATGGTTGGTAATAGGAATAGTTTTATCAGATATTCCAAAATAGTTACGAACAAAACTCTTATCTAGACCATATAACTCATAGATCTTCAGCTCCTTTTCTTCGGATGTCATATTGTCTAAATCAATATGGTCCTCGAAGATATTTGGTAGGGGCAAGTTTTGAATTTCGCTAATACTCACATGATTATTGCCAGAGAAGATTTCGAAATATCTTTTCAAGACATTGCTATTCAGAATATGTTTCAAGCTTGAAATATACTTTTCATCCTTTACAGTTAGATAGTTACAACTATTACTAATCACAAAGTTACTATCTAATAGTGTAAAAGCCAGTCTGTTCTCTGAATTCATATTAGAGATTTGTTGACAAACAAGCTTTTTATTTGTTATATTGATATTCTTATCCTTGATTGTTTTGCTAGAAATGTATTCAAGAATTGTATCAAGGGATTTAATATTTCTTCCTCTAACAAGGGGGTATGGTGTCTTTTCATCAAGAATTGCTTCTTTATCAAGTGTGACATCAATATTTCCTCGTACACACTTCATATCAGATTTATAATTTTTGACCCTTTTAAGAGTAATGAGTTTGCTTAGAAAGTCGGCATCTTCATTTGTGATCGAAATAATATTGTAGTCATTATTTTTATAGACAGATGTATTAATAGTGTTTGTTTCATTTATAATGATTTCTCCATTATAGTCACATTTATTATATGTAACAGTCGTACTTTTTGTATTGTTTTTCAGATCCAAGATACAGAGGCTCTGTGTGATGTCTGGAAAGATAGTATTTTTCTCAGAGAACTTATAGACATTTAGCAAAGAGAATGAATCAAGCATATACTTTCTCAGATTGAAACAAGATATATTTGTGAGGATTTGAGAGGGACAAATAATAATTACACGTCCATCCTTCTCTAGTACATTGAGGATTCTTTCAATTGATACAAGATAGGTGTCCATCATTCCGTTTACAGAATACTTATAATAGTTTAATTCGTTAATCTTTTTCTTGTATTCATTCTTACATTTCAGATTAATGAAGGGTGGATTTGAAAGGATAATATCATAATTTGTTTTTAATACGTTTATATCAAGTAAGCCGTCATTGATGTAGAAGTTGGAAAAGACCGCGTTGATATTCAGATTACATGTTAAATTGTTCTTGATCCAACAGTATAGTTTAATCTTGAAGATTTTAATTGCTGATTCATCAATATCTAGGAAGACTGCGTTTAAAATAATATCCTTGATATGTGTATCACTATATTTTGTTTTTAGAAAGTTGAGATAGCTAAGAAATAGATTGCCTGTTCCACAACAAAAGTCGAGTGTTTTTGTATTATTTTTAAGATCAGACATATCAAGTTTCTTTAGAAGCTTCAGAAAGAAGTGCTGGTCAGTATAGTAGACACCACTTGAATGGTCAATCTTTTGAACATTCAACAAGTGCTCATACAACTGAATAGTTTCTATATTTCCCCCTTCTCGTATTTGTTCCAATATGGTATCATGTGAAGGTGAAACATCAGGTTTATGACTTAGTAGTTGAAGAATTTCATCCTTATTCTTGTTGCTATATCCTTTGATTTTATTTTGTTTACAAAAAGCAATGAGTTCCTCACGAGTTTTTTTTGAATAGTCCATATTTGCTGATAGTATATGTGATACTTTAGTGTCAATTTTTATTAGCCCCTTATTTGTTTTAGATAATGCCGTTAGCGGTAACGTCTAGTACTAAAGTTAAGAACTCCCCATGGATAAGGCCACGCCGTGGCCTTATGTCATTGGAGTCACTATAACTTTCGTTCTAGTCATCAGAGCTAAGTACTTAAATTAAGTACTTAGCGGTATTTTATTAGCATCCCTATAATAAATCCTATAAATGTACATAAAATTCCAACTGTTAAATAAAGGGGAAAATTCGTTGCCTGTTTAAATGCTCTACTAAAATGCCCAGCTCCATGTCCAATTGCGCTTGGTCCAACAGATGCTCCAACTAAAAAATATACAATAATTACGCCAATAATTCCCGTAAATAAAAAGGCAAGTGCTGTTGACATATATTTTATATAAATATCCGATGTTAAAAGTGTTTTAACAGTTGATATGTTTGCATTTTCTACTAAGGCAGTTCTATCACTTTGAATTTGCGATAATACTGTTCCACTGCTAGGATCAATCCGTATTTTTCCATTTAACATTTGAGTATCTGGGTCGAATGGGACACACTTATACGCGTCTGATGTTTCTTCTATAGGAGGAGCATTTGGATTTATACCGGCATTTGCTGGACTGAGAATGTTAAACGTAGAGCCAACAAGTGTTCTAAATTGAGTATCACTTGATATTGATATGTTATTCTGTTGTGTGTATACTATTGATACGGGATTAATATATGGACCATATGTTGTATTTATACGCATATTTGTAAATACAGTTTTGATATTTGCCATAGTTAAACTGTTTACATTAAGGCCTGTAACAGCAATAATATTAAATACAGTTTGTGAAGGTAGCAATCCAGTAGCTGGTGAACAACTTCTATAGTAGCTAAACAGGGAGGAAGCTCCTGATGGAACAACACTTTGTAAACTTATTTGTGAGGAGTTAGTTGTTCCAAATGCCGTTAAATATGAAGGGTCTTTTACAGGAGTTGTAGAGCGAAGAATTGGTATAACAATTACAATAAACTCCCTTTGCTGGTTTATATTTGGAGTGTATGCAAATCTAAGAATAATATCCTCCAAATTATTTTGTCGTGTTATAGCTGGAACAACCCATGATTTGTGGGTAGGGTCAGTTATTTGAACTGATTCTAACACATAGGTTTTACCATCATACCGAAGAGTTGTTGTAGCTAATTCATCAATAATTCCATTTTCTCCAGTGATAAAATGAGGTGCTGTTGTTCGTACACCCCATTGAAACTGAAATTTAAGAGGATCTAATACAGATGTATACATATCAATCGTAGGTGTTAGTAACATTCCAACAGGGAATTTACCTAATGAATATGGGGGGCACTCTGACATATCTCTAACGTGGTGTTTGGAAAACGTAATGTCTAGTACTTACCGTTACCGTTAGAGCTAACATCAGTTAACTAGAGGAATGTATGTTGGACCCGAATATCTATACAATGTTACTGAACCTTGTTGTCCAGTCGATGCCATAGTAACTTTATCACCGTCAAATAGTTGCTCGCAACCAATATCATCAACGCAGTCACGATTTTTATAACGGACTGGTACTTGTACAGGATTATAGGTGTCCGTGCGAGAATAGTATTGAAATCTGTCGGACCGGGATAATGTTTGTCTGCCATACAGTGGAAGAGTTGCCCCAGTATCCATTTGAAGAATTCCCATTTGTTGGTATTGCTCAGGAATTCCTCGGGTTGAGATACTTGGTAAATTTCGTGTAGAAGAAACCAGCGAAGTTAAATCAGGTGCTCCAATCCAATCACGCTCTGGCTTAGGAGCACGAGTAAATCTGTCATCGCCCGATGACGGTGAAATAACTTGAACATTTACATCTGGGGCTCTTGGAGCTTGCATTGGGGGCATGGGATTTAAATTGTTTACATATACTACTCCCAATATAAAGAGTATAATACACCCTAAAAGTAGTGTAGTATAAGATATATAAAAACCTTTTGTATTACGAGCCATTCTAATCTAGTTAACGACAACTTGTTAATAATTTGATGGGCCCATACTTAAACTCTCCATTTGGCTAGAGGGATTTCCTAGAATTAGAGCCGTGCCCTTTGATACAAGAGCGGTCGAGATACTATCAGCATCTGGTCCATTTTGAAGCATTGGATTCGCAATCATAGGAACTTGACTTTCAGACATCTGTGGTGTTAACTCAGCTGGCGTAGGTATAATCTCAGGAGCCTTTACTGAGGCAGGTAATGTCATTTTTGATGACCCACGCTCTGAGGGTAGCACATCTGAGAGCTGAAGAGCATCTAGAATATTAGGAGATTCAAGTACCCCCGTTATCTCTGCCTTAGGCTTTAAAGGGGCTTCACCCTTATTTGAGGCTATCCGTTGATGGATTGAAATAGGATCCTTAGGTTGAAAGCCTTCATTATCTGCCGTGTACATCGATGGCTTTGTGGCAGCATCAGCAATAGCTCTTATATCAGGGTCAGAATAGTCAATAAAAAGTCTTAGTAAAATTGCTCCTACAACTACTCCAAGAATGGCTGTGAATGATTTTGTTAGTAGAAATATAACTATAGCAAGAGCCGTTGTAGCTATCATGTATTTAGTAGGAAACGTGTATAAGGCAAATATTAGGGCTACAGCAAGTACAGGAGTTTCTATTCCAACTCTTCTCAT